CTAAATGCAATTTTTTGGCTTATCCATTGAATCTAATGCTTGAGCTAATATTTTTTGCTGAGTGGCTTTCATTTCATCAATCATGTAAGAGTATGTATCCATCGTAATGCCTATATTTGAGTGTCCTAGTCGTTTGCTAATTTCATACCAATCGACATGGTGTGCTACCAAATATGCCACATGGCAATGCCTGAGACTATGAAAATGGAATCCTTCTTTATTAATTCCTGCTTTTTTCATACGATTTTTGAGAGCATGATTAACTGCATTGTTACTTGGCAGTTTATTGTTACTTTCAGCAAAGATAAACTTGTGACCATTTTGTTTTAGCTCATTGAGAATTTTAATCAGTGATTCGGAAATATAGATTGTTCTTTTTGAACTTGAGTTTTTAGGAGCTTTATCTTTCTGCGAGATATAGTCATATGATTTATTGATATTAATCGTTTGTTTATTTTCGTCAATATCATCCCATTGTAAAGCCATAATTTCTCCCAAGCGCATACCAGTATAAATTGCAGTTAAAATCATGTAAGGCGTTGTGTAAATATGATATAGCGAACTTTTGGTAACTTCAATTAATTTTTGTATTTCTGCAATCGATAAGTATTCGATATGACGTGTTTTCTTATCATCCCAAACTAAGTTGATTCTATTAGTAAAATTTTGTGGCACAATACCTTCATCATATGCATCGGAAATACATGCTTTAATTACACCATGTAGCTTTTTAACTGTTATTTTGGAATGATCTTCGCCATAGCGATTAATAAATTTTTGATAATCATTGCGATTGATATTATTTATTTTAGTTGGCCCAAAGTACTTTCTTAAAATATTCGTTTGACTGGTATATCGTCTTTTAGTCGCATCTGATGCTCCTGGAAGTCGAAAGGTTGTGGCCCAATTCCAAAAGTAATCGACAAATATCGGATTATCATTAGTTGGTTTATTAGAATTTTTTGCAGTAAGTTGTTCTATTTCCCATTTTTTAGCTTCAGCTTTTGTATGAAATCCACCTTTAGTTTTATACTTTTTCTTTTTTTCATTAGGAAAATCGAGGTCAGTAACATACCAAGAAATCTGTACTGTCCAAGTTTTACCACGCTTATATATCGCCATTTTAAAAGCACCTCCATTATGCTAAAATAAAATTTGAGCGCACTAATAGCGCAGATTATGAGAATCGATTAAGAACAATGTTTGGTAGCGGAGTTCTTAATCGATTTTTTTGTTATCCTAGTCCATTTGCCCAGAAGGGTATATATTGTCTTGATTTTGGCCCAGCTTTTGGATCGTATATTCTTATAAGTTCTTCTGCAATGGCTTGGTTTATTAATTTAGAAATTTCATTGCCTTTATTTTTATTTAAGCAGAATCGCTCTCGTATTGAAGAATTGGTGATTTTTTTACCCTCAACTTCATTTAAACACGCATGCCAATATATAACATTTATTTTCTCTGTGCTAGTTAATTCATTATACGGAGTTTTAGTTTTAAGTTTAATAACTGTTGATAGTTTATCCTGCTCAGAAATATCTGGTGCAGGCAATCCAGCTTCCTCAAGTGAATCGATAACTTTATCTATTCCTGTTCCTCTAGATTCAACAATATGAAATTTACCGAGCAAGTTTGCTAGTTCTTCATTTCTCGATTGAGGCTTAAAATCTAAAAATCGCGGTATAGGAATAATTGGTATACCAGGATTTGATATTTCAATTCTTTTATTGAATATTTCAATAAGGGGTCTTGAACCATGAAGTGTGAAATCTTGATGGACTAAAGCGTTTGCAACTAATTCTCGTATAGATATTTCTGGGAATACAGGAATATCTTGCCTTATACCATCCTTATAATCCTCATTATAAGGAATAAGACGCAATATATTTTTAATAATGTTTTCAAAAGATATTGCGATACCTCTCGTACCACTTTGATCAAAGATTGCATTATCTATTGCTCTATTGCCATCATAGCGAGTTATTTGAATTGTTCTAGATAAAACAGTAGGGAACTTATTTAAATCAAATGCCAAAGTATATGCACCTAAATTAGTTATATTGAAGTTTTCACCAGAGGGAACAATTATTTTGTCAGTGATTAACGATCTAATAGTTTCGTCAGAACTCGCATCAATTGATAAGCACTTTTCTTTATAAAAGTTTATGTCAATTAATTGACCAATTTCTTCTATTCGTAAATCCTGCTTGGCAAATTGAAGCTCAAATTTATTTGAATCAAAAGATCTCCATAATTCTCGTTCTTTTTCTGGAAAAGCAGCTAGTGAGCAGAGAGAAGAACCACTGCGAACATAACGGTCATCTAAAAACTTAACAGGTCTACTTACAAATCTAGTATCAATAATCAAAGATATAATGACTAAATCTGATTCTGTTTTAAAGTACTCCCATCTAAGCTGCAATCTTGGGTCAATCATTTTTTCTAGAAAAGTTATTAAAGGCATTCCTTTTGTTTTCTTTCCCTTAATACTCTTTACTCTTTCTTTTTCAGGATCAAAAGATGTACCGACCGGCTTTTTAGTTTTATCTTCTATTCCCCATATAAGATATGAAAAGTGCTCATGTGCAATAAGAGATGCGTTTGCTAAAGCGGATATATACTTTCCGATTAAGTGCCCATCATTTAAATTTGTTTTGTATTCAATTAATTCTGATTCTTCATTTTCAGATATAAATAGTTCTAGTTCTTTATAAGGTTTATATTTTACTATTTTTTAGCCTCTAATAAAATATTTTTTTATCTTCTTTGTAATTCACTAAAATCTCCTATTACCTAATATACGGTAATAATTTATCTTCTTTGTAATTCACACTTTGTGATTTTTTTAGATCATAACCGCTCATAATTAACTTATTATATTAATATATAATATTTAATCATTTATAAACACTTAGTTTTAAAGACATGCTATTAATCGATTTTTTTAATGTAAAGTATCTTCAGTAAATGGTTTTCCAGTAACGGCTTTTATATGGTTGTAATAATCGTCTTTTATTTTTTGTATTATTTTAAATCTGTCTGTGCTTTTGATGTTAACTTATTGTTATCAAAAACAAAAGTAGCATTTGCGCCTTCCTTGCCTTTAATGCCAGTCATGTAAACAGCAGTGACATTAGTTTGTCCCATGATAACATTTTCGTTTAAGCCATCTGGTTCACCGAAAGACTTTACTAAGCTTTCATAAGAACTATCATCTTTAACTTTATTGAATGCTTTAAGGTCTAACTTTTTGCTTGTTCTATCCCATTTAAATCCTGAAATAGTTTTTGTAATAGCTTTTTTATGGAAAAATTGAACTAAGATACTTGTATCTGATTTAGTCCAATTATATGATTTAACCTTAAAGCCACTTACTTTTGCTGTGCTAGTTGAGGTAGGTTGACCCAATAGGGTAGTAACTTCATCAATTGATGTACCACCGGCCCCTTGTTGAGCAATATCTCCAACTTTGATTTTGTCATAGTTTTTTCTGAACTTATTTTTTTGCTCAGTCTTTTTCTTTTTTGGTTGAGTAGTTTTAGTTTCATTGCTGCTTGACTTACTACTTGAAGAGTTGGAAGAGCAGCCAATGCAGCAAATAGACCAACTCCAACAACTGATAACACTTTTTTAAACTTCATAATTGTATTTCCCTTCAAAAATATGCCTTAGGTTTAATGTCACTGGTGTGGTGGACAATTTAAAAGCAGAGATTGCTTTTCTTCTTATATAACTTAGTTGCATCATCAAGCATCCTAATAGGGATGCCGTACTCATAAATAAACTGAATTGGTTCTTCAAAAACATCAAACTGATTTGAAGCATAATCAAATATGAGATTTAAAGAATATAAATCCGCTAAGCGCTCTTCAGAGTTAATAGGCTTTCCACAGTAGAATGCTGCGTTAGCATCTCCGTTCATAATATGACCTATTTCGTGTCCAATTATGAAGGGTAATTCTTGCTTATTTCTACAATTTTGGTTAATAACAATTAATTTCTCTTTAGGCAACGCAACAGATTGGTAATCCTTATTTTTCCAGATTAATGCACAACTAACTCCCTTATCAAAAGCAAAGTGGAGGAGGTAGGTGATTAATTCATCCATTATCTATCTTTACCCTTTCTTATATCACTATCCATTAAATTACGTATAACATCAAGATACTCCTTAGGAACTGGTTTACCACGATATGAATAAATGGTTTCATCGTCAGTAATGTCTACATAGGGGTGTTCATTGTCTTGGTGTACAGGAGATGAATCGTTAGTATTGCCCAATAGATAATCCGCTGAAGTATGCAGTACTTTAGCAACTTTTTGAAGATTTTCCATACCTGGTTTACTAGTTTTCCAACTATATATAGAGTTTTTTCCCATTCCTGCTCTGTCATTAACTTGAGCAAGTGTTAAATGCCGTTGAGCACATAGTTGCTTAACTCTCTCAAAAGTATTCATTTCAAGGGCTCTCCCGTCCTAAATAAAAAATATTAGGATATTTCCTAAATTAATACTTGGCATTATTAGGAAATATTCGTAATATTAAATTGTCAACAAAATTACTTACACTTTTAAGTAAACAAAAAAGAGTATTGAATACGTATGGGGGTACCGTTCAATTGCTTTATTTACTATGCTCTTATATTAGGATATTTCCTAATATCTGTCAACAAAATTAAGTAATTATTGACAAAATTATTGACACATTTATTTACAGAAAGGAAGTGAGCTAATGCCAACCGAAGAAGTTTTAGCTAATGCTAAACGGAAGATTTTTGCTGAAATTAAATTTGAAATGGATAAAAGGGGGTACACAACAACAAGTTTAGCTGAATTATTGAACTTAAATCGTCCAACAGTTAGTTCTGCAATCCACGGTGGTACTACACCTAAAGATGTAGAAATAAGGAAAAAGATTTACAAAATTTTTGGAATGGATATTTGAGTATTAATTAAAGGGCAAAAGGAACTTTTTTAAGAAAGGTAAATAATGGATGTAAAACTTGAAAATGAAGAGTTGGAGAAAATCTCTGATGTAATTACTGAGCGGGTTTTAGAAAAAGTTAAAACCAGGCTTAAAGAAGAAACAATTGGTAAAGTGATTGGAATTAAAGAATTCAATCAAAAATATGTTAAGAAAACACCCAATTGGATTAAGCAATATATATTTTACGAATTTAAGCCTGATTGGGTTGAAAATATCTATCCTGGAAAAGGTACGGCGTTCAGAATCCATGAACATGATGCAGCCAAGTGGATGGAAGAGCATCGTCATCAAATTGACTGGGAGGCTAAAGAACTATGATTGAAAGGATATTAACTAAATGGCAGTACATTTTAGACGAATACACAGATATCGAACTAACCAGCAAAAGCTCGCTGATGCTCTCATTAATAGTAGCAATTGCTGGACTGGTATTAACGATTATCGTTTTAAGCCTGCCAGAGAGATTGCCAGGAACATAAAAAAGCCCGACGGCAATCGGACTAAATTATAAATGAAATCTAAGGAGATTATAGCACAAATGAAGTGTATAGGTACAGAAGCAGATGGTGGACTAGCCACCTATGGTGAAAATGGTAATGACTATAGCAGCGCAAGGGACTTTGTTGTTATTCAAGCATGGAACATGAATAACTTAAAAAAATATACAGAGCGTTTGGGATATTACCTAGGACAGCCACTTGGACATCAAACATTTGAAGATATGTTAAATGATTTTGCAGACTGGTGGAATGATCCTGATGCTGAAGAATGGTATGACTTGGCTGCAAATTACTTTGACGGTAACGAAAGAGGTGTGAAAAATGAATGACTTTATCGAGTGGCAAAGTGAAGTTTTGAAAGGCATCGATTTATGGACAACGAATCTTAAGAATGAAGCCTTAAAACAGAAAACTTACAAAGGTGCGATCAATTACCTAAATAAGAGTCGTCCTGATTTACCACGCTCATATCAAGGTACAGCTTCTGAACAATTTCAATCAGTTATTAGATCAATGTTTGATGAAGCTAAAAAGATGGTTTATGACGAAGCACAAAGTCAGGAGATTAATCATGAAGAATCGAATTAAAGAGTTGCGTCAAATAAAGAAAGTAAGCCAAGGTGATCTAGCTAAAGCAATAGGACTTACTCATCAAGCTATTAGCCAATATGAGAGCGAAAAAAGAAATCCTAATGATAAAGTTTGGCAGAAATTAGCAGACTACTTTGAAGTATCTGTTTCATACATCAAAGGTGAGATTGATACGGAGCTGTTAGAAAAACTAATTGAATTAACAATATTTTTCTGTTTTCCAAAAATCACCTTAACTTATGGAGATGAAGAGATTGACGATGAATTCAAACCATTTATAGTCATTGACATTTTAAGCCAAATTTTGAGTTTGCTCGGTTATGATTCAAAAGATAAATTTCAAATGGTTTATCGCAAATCAATACACATGGCTGATGACCAAATAACTTCTGGATTTTTGAATAATTTTAAATGTGTTGTGGATGAAACCATTCCTGATGCTGAAGGAATCACTAATAACTTATTGCAAGCCTACGAAAAACTATAAATATGTACGAATTAAGATCATATCAAAGCGATTTAATTCAGCGCATAACTAAATCTATGCAGAATGGTCATCATCACATTATTGTCCAGTCACCGCCTAGAACTGGTAAGACAATAGTAATGGCAGAAATTGCTAGAAGAACAACTGATAAAAACAATCAAGTTATGTTCGTGATACATCGTAAAGAGGTACTGGATCAAGCTAAGGCTACTTTTAAAGCTCAAGGTGTTAATCCTAACTTAGCAACAATGGGTTTGGTACAGACACTTTGCCGAAGAGTTGATAAATTGCCTGAACCACAGCTGATATTGATTGACGAAGGTCACCACGCTCTAGCAAAAAGCTATCAGAAAATACTAGAGAAGTTTAAAAATGCCTATGTATTGATTTTTACAGCTACTCCAAGGCGAACTGGTCAGAAACAATTAGACCAAATAGCAGACGATATTATTGTCGGAAAATCAATTAAAGAGTTAACCAATGAAGGCTTTTTAGCTCCGTTTAGATACTTTCAACCACCAAATGATTTTAATAGTAAATTGCTGAAACGCAGTTCGACTGGCGATTACACCAATAAATCAATGGATGAAGCTATGAGTAATAAGATCTTTGGACATGTCGTTAAGCAATATCAACGCATTGCTGATGGGATGCAAGTAGTTGTTTACACCTATTCCATCGAATCAGCAAAAAGGGTAGCTCAAGAATTTAGTGATGCAGGAATTGAAGCAAAAGAAGTTGACGGTAAAACACCGGCAGTCGAAAGGGACAAAATTGTTAGTGATTTTAAAAATCAAAAACTAAAAATACTGGTTGACGTCAATTTATTTACTGAAGGGGTCGATTTACCCAATGTTGACTGTGTAATCATGGCGAGACCTACCATGTCACTAGCATTGTATTTACAGTTTTCAATGCGCTGCCTAAATCCTAGACCAGGCAAAACTGCAATAATTATTGACCATGCTAATAACGTTCAGAAATTTGGCTATCCAGACGATGACCGTGATTGGAAACATGCGGTAGTCAGCGGTACGAAGTCAGTTGCGAAAATAAATACTGAACCAGGCATGGCAATTATTACCTGTGATTACTGCTTTGCAGTTGTCAAAGCTAGTGAAGTTAAAGAAGGCAAGTGTCCATTATGTGGTAAGCCAATTAAAGTTCATGAAGCAAAACAGGTTAAAGATGTTGATTTAGTTGAAGCGAAAAATCGCAAGAAATTAATAGCAGAAATAGTACAGAACGACTTAATGAAAAAAGTCGCAAACATGAAAGTTAATGAGTTAACCTCGCCTGCCGAACTTAATGCTTATGCAAAATTGCATGGCTACAAGCAAGGGTGGGTTTATTACCAACTTAAAATGAGAGGAATGATTAAGAAATGAGTTTCTTAGATAGGCAAGCAATTGAAATTTCAATTGCAGTTGCAGAAGGTGACTATAACAAAGTCTTAAAAAGAAAAAATTTAATAGATACCTTTATCGAAATGTTGATTTTTGAATCAGAAAAAATGAAAGGATTAATCAAATGATAGATTTACCAAAACCTACAAAATTAGAACCAAAGGCGCAGCCGCATAACTTTTTCATCTGGGGCGCTCCCATGAGTGGTAAGAGCTACTTTGCTAGCTTTTTTCCAAATCCAATAGTGCTCAATACTGATGGCAATAGCGAACAGGGAACTGCACCTGGATTCCAAATCAGAAATTTAAGAGATAAGAACGACAATCCTACGCAACTAGTAACCAAACAAATGGATGATATTATCTTAGCTTTGCAAAATCAGGCTCAAGGTGAAGATTCTTTTAAAACCGTAGTGGTAGATGTAATTGATGACATTATCGTCATGCTAGAGCAGGCAATCTGTTGGGACAATGGCGTTAAGTCATTAGGGGATATCCCTTACGGAAAAGGATACGCATTATTCAACACCGCACTGCAACAGTTAGTGATGGACTTAAAAGCATTGCCAATGAACATCATTTATATCAGCCGAGAGATCTCAATCACAGATGAAAATACAGGTGCGACTACTTACCACCCTTCGCTTAAGACTAAATACTTCAATATTGTAAACGGAAATTGTGACGTTGAAATTAGAACTAAAAAAGTCGGTGACGGTGTTAATGCTTCGTATTTCAGAGAGCTTAAGAACACAATACGAAAAGAAGAATATTACTGATAAACGAATTTTACAATTGCTAGAAACATGCAACGGAATTTTTAAGGAGGAGACTAAATAAATGTCTGTAAAGGTATATAACGCATCAAAAAAAGGTTGGTTAAGTGAGATCAGAAGACACATTATTTCAGATACTTTAGAAGCCGTATTCCTAAAACGAAAAAGTAATGGTTACTCATTTGAGGATTATGACATAGCTAAGGACTGGGTGAATAAACTTAAAAAATTAGATAAATATAAAAGTGACGAATGGCAATTTTACGAAAACGATAATTTATTAAATAGTGAGGAGACTAAATAATGAGCTTATTAGATGCAATGAACGATTTGAAGAAAAATGGATTCGACCCAAAAGAAGGCAAGGAATACAATCCCTACGAGCGAATCCCTGATGGTACATATCTAATGTCGTTTGACAATGTTAACCACAATGCTAAAGGTGACCGGGATTTCTTAATGCTTGCTTTCACAGTAGTGCAGGGTGAGCAGGAAGGTAAGCAAGAATCAATTTTTCCATCATTAGCACAAACTAAGTCTAATGGAGAGCCAATGCCATCATTTGTACTTGCAAAGAACATTTCAATGATTCAAGTCATTGGCGAAATGTTAAACAATCCAATCCCTGATTCATGTTTTAACTTTGAAAACGAATCTGAAGCTTATGAAGCATTGGTTGATGCTTTCAAACCAGCTGAAGGTCGAGTTTTAGAAATGACAATTGAAACTACGCCAAATAAAAAGAATCCGCAATTCCCATTCAGAAATTACGAATTCAAGAAGCATGAACAACCTAAGATTGCAAAAGCTGAAGATCCATTTGCAGCTTCAGGAGATACAGTAGAAGTTAACGACAGTGACTTACCATTTTAATTATTAGGAGAAAAGGAAATGAAAATAACTAAGTTAAAAGAAACCGAAAAGCCATGGCTTTAGAAAATCTAGTCAATTATGCAGTTAACTACGCATCACATGGATTTTCTGTAATCCCAATTGGACAAAACAAGCGACCTTTAATTAAATTTGCCGGTAAACCACCGCTTTCTGTTGATGAAATTAAACAGGTGTGGCAACGATATCCGTTAGCTAACATTGCACTTAAAACTGATAAATTTTTCGTAATTGACGTAGACCGTCACGGCAATGTTGATGGGATGGACTCAATTAAAGAACTCAATCATCCTGAATGGTTTAAGGGTACCTTAACCGAAAAAACTGCACATAACGGTTATCACTTTTTCTTCCAAAAACCTAGCAATGAAAAAATCACTCAAAATATTGGTTTCTTGCCTGGTGTTGATTTAAAAGCCCACGATAACAATTATGTAGTAGTAGCACCTAGCCAGATAAACGGTAAGCACTATAAATGGCTTAATCACGAAATTATTCGTCCAGCCCCGCAAGGGCTGCTTGATCTAATTAAAGAAAAGGCTAAACCTGAAAAACGGACAATCCTCAGTTATAAAACATCTGCTAAGACACAAACTACTGAATTGTTTGAGAAAATTGCCAATGGTTTAGGTGACGATGGGCAACGCAATAAATCGTTAGCTAGTTTTGTCGGTGGTCTGTTATATCGTAGCGTTGATCCAGATGCAGTAGCTAAATTAGCAATTATTGCAAATACCAATACAGCGGATAGTTTGCCACTGAATGAAGTGGAGCGAACCGTTAATTCAATGATTGAAAAAGAGATGCAGAGAAGGGGGATTGAATGAGTGACGTTATTAATATTGACGAGAAGAACGCTGAGAAACTGCGTAAATCAAATATTACGCTTGACCGTCAAAATAATGGCTCGGTTAAGACGACCAGCGTTAAAAACGTAGTAATGATTTTATTACATGACCCCAATCTCAAGAATCTGTTTCGGCTAAATGAATTTACGCAAGAAATTGATGTTGTAAAAGAAATCAACTTGGAAATTAAGAATATCGGCACTGTCTTAATTAGTAAAGGTCAATATACCGACCGGGTTACTAACTCAATTGAATTATATATTGAGTCTCAGGCGAGCTATGACCACGCTAATTTTAAAAATGTAATTATTGAGCAAGCAGTTGATAATGTTGCGTATATGAATTCCTACAATCCAGTGATTGATTATATGGATAATGCATATAAACATTGGGACAAAAAGAGAAGATTGGATAATTTCTTTCCTGAATATCTTGGTGCACCGAAGAATGCTACTACAACTTTAATTACACGAACGTGGTTCATGGGTGCAGTTGCAAAAGTGTATAATCCCGAAACTAAATTCGACTATGTTTTGGATTTAGTCGGTGGTCAAGGCGTTGGTAAGACATCATGTTTAAAAAATATTGCTCCACTGGGACTTTATACTGACCAATTCAATACTTTCACCAAGAAAGATGATTTTGATGTTATGCGCAATGCTCTGATTGTAAACGATGATGAAATGATGGCTAGTAATGATGCTAGTTTTGAAGAAACAAAAAAATTCATTACAATGCAAGATTTTGAATATCGTAAGCCTTATGGACACAAGCCTATTCATTTTAAGAAAAAATTTGTAATTGCTCGAACGACAAATGAAGTGCGACATTTAAAAGACCGTTCAGGTGACAGAAGATTCTTGTCGATTTATGCGCATCCGGAAAATCAAACAAAAAATCCTGTGACCGACTTAACCGAGGATGTGGTGCAGCAGCTGTGGGGCGAAGTAGTGTGGTTATTCAAAAATGCGAAAGATCCATTTAAATTTACACCTAAGCAAGAAGAATTATTAAAGCAAAATAGAGAAGAATTCCGTTATACATCAGGATTAGAAGATAACTTGATGGACGTTTTGGAAAATAAATTTAAAGATCAAGATTTCATTTCTAATCGCGATTTATCTTTTGCGCTATTCCAAGACTACAATGCACTGTCCAAAAACAGTAAGCAGACACGTGATATTAGGTATTATATGGAGCATTTAGGTTTTAATAATAGTGCTGTAGTAAAAGTAGAAGGCAAGGCAGTTAGAGGTTTTAAAAAGTTACAGTAGGTTACGGTAAGGTTACGGTTACTGTAACCGTGAAAAACGTTGGGAGAGTAAAGGCTAGGAGTGATGGTTACAGTAAAACAGTAAATATTAATAAAACTTTTTATTTATATTTTATAGGTTCCCTATAGAGCCATTTAAAGTTTTTTCTCGATTTTACTGTAACCGAGAGTTTTTAATGAGTAAACCCATTGTGAGAGTAAGGATAAGACAGGTTACAGTTACTGTAACCGACTGTAACCTGAAAGGTAAATAAAAATGGAAGTTTTAGAAGGAATTTTAGGTAAAAATCCTAATGTGATGGGGTCAAAGCACGATAAATATCAACATATTAGATTTAAAATCGATAAAACAGTTTGCTATTACATTGGCAAGCCAAAATATGTTGAAGAAATTGTAGAAGCTTCAAAAAATTCAGCTCATATAAAAGCCTATGGAAATTGGATTAATAAGAAAATAAATTTCAAAGTTCTAGAAGCAGACATTAATTTTATTAAAACAACTTTGGAAATGAAAATTGATTTAGGTAAAGATTATTGGACATCTTATGATGAAATTTTTGAACATTAAATATAGATATTGATGGCAAGGAGAAAAGAAATGGAAGTTAAAAACATTGATAATAAAAAAGAGCAATCAATAGATGATTACTCTTTAGATAAAATGGCTAGAAATTACTTAAAAGAACTATTAGCAATTGCAAATAATAGTCCTGAGTATATTTCTGCAGTCACAGAATTATACAAAGCAATATATAGAATATGAGCTATTTAGTAAAAACTAAGCTTTCTATATTTTCCTTTGGAATAGTAACAATTGAGTCACCAACAAATGTAATAGACCTGTGGTCGCTAACTTGGTCTAGAAGAAATTGATCAATATTATCTACAGACACCTCGGTAAGGCTTCTATCTTTCCAATAGCAAAGCTTTTTAAGGTTCGAAACGCGAGTTAGTTCCTTATTTGTATGATATATATAAACTTTCATTATGTTCACCTCCTTGATTAAGATGATTTAATTATAGCAATCAAAAAGAAACAAAACTTCAATATGTCAAACCAATATTTTCTAAAATTACCAAATGAAAGGAGTCAAATAATGACAACTATAAAAATGAATGACAGTAGAACTCAATATGATGTTAAGGAAGATTACTACAAAGTAAGAGATGATTTACAGATGCTAACTCAATCTTTTATCGAATTAACAGATACTCAACTAGGTAGAGTTCTACTAAATGTAAACAACATTTTATCTGTTAGGATTGCAGATTAAAACGGTGGTAAATATGGATAATAATTTAAAGTTTAGAAAATGGGATAAACAAGCTAAAACTATGAGCGATGTTGAAGTTTTAGATTTACGTCCAGGACAAACATATACAGACAATCCAGTTATTATGCAATCTACTGGTCTTAGAGATGTCAATAGTAAAGAAATTTATGAAGGCGATATTCTAAAATTAACTTCAGCAGCTAATTATGATGAAGAAAAATATGTTGAAGTTAAATATTTAGCTACATGGGGAGGATTTATGATTTTACCCGCAAGAATACCATTAAGCATATATGTGTTTAGTAAGGATGCTTATTATAAGAATCCTGAAATTGTAGGTAACATTTATCAAAATACAGAGCTAACGAATTATGTCTGAGCATGAAATTCAAAAACAGATTATGCGTGAATTATCAATGCATCATTGTACTGTGTTTAGGGCTAATGTAGGTAAAGTGCAGATGCAGAATGGAAGGTGGTTTGATACTGGACTACCTAAAGGACATCCAGATCTATATGGTTTTAGATGGGTTGACAATCAAGTATTTTATATAGAAGTAAAGTCTGAAACTGGTAAACCTAGAGACGATCAGATTAGATTTCATGAATTTCTATTATCACACAATGTGATACATGGAATTGCTCGCAGTACAGATGCTCGAATGATTGTGGAAGGAGGATTAGTAGGATATGGATATCCCTTATGATTTAATTCATCAGTTGGAAAATAAGTATGGAACAATGATAAATGTTCCTGACAGTGATCCTTTGTTGATTGAATTACACAAAAAAATCGGCATTAAAAATATAAAACATACAAATCACCGCAAAATTTACAGACGACATTATGTTCCTCATTACTATGATGATGAAATTATTGAATTAAATAGAAAAGGTTACTCTATTAATGAAATTAATTATATGACCAAGCGCTCAAATCAAACTATTAGCAATATTTTGCATAACTTTGGATTAAAAACTAAAGATCCTTATATTGGCATTTACAAAGGCATCTATATTTCTAGTTTACAAAATCTATTGTATTGGGGAATTAAAGCAAGAAACGCAATCGAAGTTAATCGTAAAACTAATCAGCAATTTGCTACAAAAAGATATCACTGGTGTGATTTGAGTGAAGGTGACAAATTCATGATTAGGGGAAATAATACTGAAATTTTTACTAAGTAAGAAAGGAAAGAGCTGTGGAAGAAAACGTTGATTTACCAATTGATATTGATCAAAAATTAACTGCTCAAAAGGTGCGCGACTTTTTTAAATATAATTTCGAACACTATCTAAGCAGAGCAGGCTATCATCGTACTGATCTAAGCAGTCCACAGCTTGATCCTACTGGAATTATGAGTCATAGTGGTAATTCTGCCGAAGCAAAAATGGCAACAATATTTGAAGCACAGGATAAATGCCAAGCAGTGTATCATGCCATTGATCAATGTGCTGATAGTTCAAAGCAACCATTTAGAACAATTCTAAAATCATTATACATAGATGAGCTTAGTGACTGGCAAGTGGCTGCAAAAGTTCAGTATAGTGACTCAAGGTATGGCGACCTAAAGAGATATGCTTTGTGTCAATTCGCAGACACAATCGATACTTGGAAACTAATTTATAATGTGAAAATTCCAGAACTCAAGGTATTTAAAAATCGGGTCGATTTCGGGTCAAAATCGGGGAAAGGTCGGACTTAGCAAGTGTTATATTTATACCATCGAGAATAAAAGATATTCTTGATTGTGTGTATGCTAAAGTAACGATAGGTTCGATTCCTATCGTTGCTATAACGTGTAATTCAATACGGAAGTCAAAGTATATTATTTAGTGGACTAATCCTTTTATTTGAAAGTTCTTATATTTGCATATAAAATAAGCTTTACAAAAAAATTATTTCTACTCGGAGGTATTACTTTATGAACGGGTCAAAAGAATGGATTGTCCATATGTTTTCTTTGATTATATTTTTTGCTATATTTATGATGATACCAATCTTAATTTTAGACAAAGGAATACCCTTTGATGGAGGACAATTAAGTATACATTTTTATAGTCCTAGGATAACTTTATTAAGGTACAATATACAAAAAAAAGAAATTGTTCTTACTATAAAAAATGGTAATCTTGAAAAAGTAGCTACAAATGAGCGCCAATATAGCTTGAATCAGTTTGAAAAAAGTCAACCTAAGAAGTATAAAAAAATAAAAAATACTGTTAATGAATTTAATTCTGCCTACCGTCTTCTTGTAGCATATGTGGTAATTATTTTTGCGATTGGGATTGTATTTCTTATTCCTTTAGAATTTGATAAAAATATGATAATTACAAATTTTATTTGTAGTTTTGCATCTATTTGTGTTACAGTGTTATATTTTAAAAATCCGAGTTTAAAAAGTGACTATCTTCTTTCTATTGTAGTTATTTTTTATTCAACAGTGCAAACAGTGATAAAACTGAGGACGGCATTACGTTGGTGAATAAGTAAGTTGGATTTTTTGAGCATAAAAAAGTAGCCGCACAACATAATTATGGAAGCATAAGGAAATTGTTGCTAAAAACTAATTATGAATATCCAGGTATGATTGAAGATTAAACAAAGACACATAAATGTCGATAAAACAGACATAGATGTGTCTTTTTGTTTGTTCTAATTTAATTGGGTGCTGATTGCTTTTTGTCTAAGATTTATATTTGTATTCGAAAGGAAGTTAGAAACAATGTTTAACAATATTTGGAATGCTTTATCGAATAGCGTGTGGCCGTTCACGGTTGCAGTATTTAATCTCTGGGCAATTTGCAAGGTCGGTGGTTTCTTTTTCTCTATAATTATCCGAGTTATTGCTGATAGTTATCACGAAATACATCCCTTGGATTAAAGGCTTTTTGTGCTGATTAAAAATAGGCGAATGTAGAGTTCGCTTTTTTATTTACCCAAACTTAGGAGGTGGTGAAATGATGTGAGTGAATTAAGAGGCAAGCAACGCAAGTTTGCTGATAATTATATAAAAAGCGGTAATGCTACAGCAGCATATGTTAATGCTGGTTATAAAGTTAGAAGTAATGAAACTGCTAGAGCTAATGCTAGTCGGCTGCTAACAAATGCTAACGTGAAAGCTTATATTGAAAAGCGGTTAAAACAGCTTGAATCGGCTAAATTAGCAACTGCTCAAGAGACTTTGGAGTATCTCACGTCAGTTATGCGAGGTGAGCAAACAGAGACTGTAGTAACTGCTAAAGGACTTTATAGAAATGTTGAAGTGTCGGCTAAAGATAGGATAACAGCTGCAAAAAAACTGCTTAAAAGATATCCAGTTGATCCATTGGCTAAAGCACAATTACGTAAAATTAAAGCTGATGCAACAATTGCTGAATATCAGGCTGAGCAGTTAACATCAGATGACAGCGATACTTCAGTAAACATCAATTTTGATATTCCAAAGGAGGACAAAGATGCAAGTAAGTCTTAAACAGAATATATCGCCTGCATTTTATAAACTGTTTTGGGATATCCATAACAAACAACATGCTAACTATTGGCTCAAAGGAGGACGTGGAAGCACCAAGTCCTCTTTTATTTCAATTATGATTGTCTTAGGAGTTATGCAAGATAAGAATGCTAATGCGATTGTTTTGCGTAAAGTTGCAAACACGTTGCGTGACTCAGTATTTGAGCAGTATCTGTGGGCAATAGACTTATTACACGCTGATGAATACTGGCAGTCGTCCGTTAGCCCGATGCAGTTAACATTTAAGCCAACGGGACAACAAATTAGATTCAAGGGCGCAGACGATCCACGCAAGATTAAGTCACAAACCTTTAGACAGGGTTACACCAAGTTTAAGCACTTTGAAGAGGTAACAGAATTTAAGGGTATGGAAGAGATACGTTCAATTAATCAATCTCTTGGCCGTGGTGGCTCAGGTATCATAACGTTTTACTCTTACAATCCACCAGCTAGGCAATCTAACTGGGTAAATCAGGCAGTAGATAGTGAGCAGATGCGTGATGACACGTTGGTTAACTTATCAGATTATCGTTCAGTTCCAAAGTCATGGCTTGGTATTGAGTTCCTGGCAGACGCGGAGCAACTTAAAAAGGATAACGAGAAAGCCTATCGTCACGAATATCTAGGCGAAGTAACCGGTACTGGTGCGGAAGTGTTCAACAATATCACAACACGAGCTATTACTGATGATGAGATTGCTACTTTTGACAAGGTTTATCACGGATTGGACTTCGGTTTCGCTCATGATCCGACTGCGTATGTAAAAATCTATTGGGATGCGGCTAGACGTCGCATTTTTATTTTTGATGAGTTTGAACTTGTCGGCTTAAAGAACCGTGATGCTGTTGAAATGATTAAGCAACGCAATCCACTTAACGAACCAGTGACAGCTGATTCAGCTTCACCTGGAACAATTGCGTAATATCGTGATTTAGGCTTGAACATCTATGGTGCTCGTAAAGGGCCAGGTTCTCGTGACCATGGCTATAAGTGGCTTGAAGATTTACGAGAAATTGTCATTGATCCAGTCAGGTGTCCTGATGCGTGGAGAGAGTTCACAGGCTACGAGTTTGAATTAGACCTGAACGGTAACTATAAATCAGGTTATCCAGACGGTAATGATCACACAATGGATGCAACCAGATACGCATTAGAGAGATTAATTCAGAGAGGAGGTTTCGAATCATGGAAGTAGCAAAAATGAAGAAGTTACTTGAAAGTACGCAGGGAACTCGTAACAAATTTAATGAGAAGTACAGAAAATCCAAGAATTACTATCGTAATGAGAATGATATTACTATTAAAAATCATGGTGAATCTAAAACAAAAGAAGATGATGAGGGAAAAAAGGCAAAAAGCCTACTAAGGTCTGCAGATAACAGAGTTAGTTCTAACTTCCATCAGTTATTAGTTGACCAGGAAGCAGGCTATCTTGCGACCAAGCCACCAACAATAGATGTTGACGATGATAAACTAAATCAGCAAATCAAAAACACATTAGGAGATAACTTTGGTTTAAGACTTAATGAATTAGTTGTGGATGCAGCAAATTCGGGTGTAGCATGGTTGCACTATTGGATTGATATAGACGGTCAATTCAGATATGCAATTGTGCCACCTGACCAAGTGACACCGATTTACTCAAGTGATTTAAACAGAAAACTTATTGCGCTTAGACGCTCATACAAAGAGCTTAATGAGGATACAGCCAAGTATCATTGGGTGCATGAGTATTGGGACAAGGATACAGTTACAGCTTTTAAATCGAAAGATGAACAATTTACTGACCTTCAACCGTTGGACGATAGATTTGCAATCTATGATGCAACGACAGGCGTAGAAACTGGTACATCGAGTGTCAACCATCATAATCTAGGTCGTATTCCGTTTATTGCCTTTCCTAAAAACAAAGAAAAGCAGCCTGATTTATACCACTATAAAGGTCTGATAGATGTCTATGACAAAATCTATAATGGCTATGTTAACGATTTAGATGATATTCAGCAGGTATTTTTAATCCTGAAAAATTATGGTGGTCAGGACATTGATGAATTTAGAAAAGACCTGCTTAAATATAAGGCAATTAAAATCGCAAATTTGGGCAGTGGTGATTCCTCTGGAGTAGACCAGATGGCAATTGATATTCCTACTGAAGCCCGTAATTCAATGCTTGAGACCACCAAAACAAACATCTTTGTCCATGCACAGGGAATTGACCCAACTGATTTTAAAACTAACAATGCAACGGGTACGGCAATTAAGATGTTGTATTCCCATTTAGAGTTAAAAGCAGCTAAAACAGAAGCTTATTTCAGGGATGCCTTAACAGAATTGGTTAGAGCAATTATGAACTGGCTCAATGTGTCCGATGCTGATAGCAGACCAATCGAACAAACTTGGACTAGAACAGCCATTCAGAATGACGTTGAAAAAGCTCAAGTGGTTGCTCAGTTGGCAAATTGGACAAGTAAAGAAGCAATTGCTAAGGCAAATCCAATTGTTGAAGATTGGCAACAAGAGCTCAAGGACGAACAGGAAGACCTTAAGAATCGTAATGATGAGTATGGTAACCCTGATAATCTAAACGGCGGTGATGATAATGACGAAGAAAAGGAATCGTGATTATTGGAAACGTCGTTTTCTTTTTGAAAAAGAACAGCAACTGCAAAATACTGCTGAATATGAAGCAGCAATGCGGGCTAGGCTAAAAGAAGTCGAGCAGGTATTGGAGCAAGAAGTTGATTATTGGCTTAAACGATATGCAGCTAATCAAGAAATCACTATAAAAGATGCTCGCAAGATACTGTCAACCATTGGTACACGCGACTGGCATATGACGTTGAAAGAATTCAAATCCAAGGCTAAAGCTGGCGGATTTGATAAAGAACTAGATGCTGAGTATTTTCGCAGTTAGTTATCAAGGCTAGAGAACATAGACGAACAATTAACTAGTCTATTAGCTCAATACGCTACATCTGAAACAAATAAATTGGAGAATAGTTTATCTAATCAATATCAACAAACGTACATGCACAGCATCTATTTAACGCAATTAGAGCAAGCTAAATTATCCAGTAACTTTGCAAATGTTAACGAGTACCAGGTAAAAGCAATTGTGCACAAGCCATGGCGTGGCAGCGACTTTTCAAAGCGTATTTGGAAAAACTACACTGAAGTTTTACCGAATGAACTGGGTGATGCATTATTGCGTGGTTCCGTGTTGGGACATTCCCATGAGCAGATATTCAAGATGATGCGCCAACGCTTGAAAGACGTTGAAGATTACCAATTACACCGACTGATTATTACCGAGATGGGACACGTTGCTGAAACTGCAACAGCTGATGCCTACAAAGAAGAAGGGGTTGAACAGTATCAATATCTAGCAACACTTGAGTCTCACACGTGTGAAGAATGTGCACATTTAGATGAAAAAGTCTTTGAATTGAAAGACAAAGTAGAGGGACTTAACTATCCCTTAATACATCCTTATTGCAGATGTACCACAATGCCATATATCGAAGGTCTGCCCGATGTGAAAGACCGTTGGGCAAGGGACCCGGAGACTGGCAAGGGCTATTATGTTGATAACATGGATTTCGAAACTTGGAAAAATGCTATTGATTATCAAAGAAAAGCTCAAAATATACCAAATTCTGCCGCTAGATGTATTTCAAAAAAAGGCAATTATAACTGGAACGAACTCAATGCAGAGCAGTATAATAAACATGTAAAGGGAATGCCCGAATTTGATAACTATGCTAAAGGTCGTAAACGGCCAGTAAGCGAATTAATTATCTCACCCGCTGAAACTCAAGCATTGATTGGGAAATATGGCAAAAAACGTCAGAATACGGATAAACAAAAGGTTTTGTTCAACCATAATTCTTATATAGGCTTATGGGCGGACATAAATGGCAATTATTATCCAACTAAGCAAGGACGTATCGGCTACAGTAAGAGAGGCTGTCATGTCACGCCTCAGAAGCCAGATTATTTAAAATAAGGAGGGCAAATCATGAACCCACGAAAAATGACGATTAAAGAAATTGATCAGCATTTCTATGGCAGGAATGTGAAGTTCACTTTAAAGAATGGTAAGCATAAAACGATATTTGTTGAGGACATTTTGAATGAAGATGATGATGAACCTGAGCTTACTTTCATTGGCGGGACTTTAGAAGACGAGATAGGCATTTCTGATATTGTTAGTGCAGTACCGGTATAGGCAGAGCAATGAGTAATAATGATTATTTCGCAATTGCATACAAAATATTGAGTTATCTAAAATATTGCTATGAAAACGGCCAAGATGCAGATCCTGGCATACTAAAAGCAGATACCTTTAATATATTCCAACAGCAATTTGTGCGTACACTACAGATGCTGTTTAAAGATGGTTATATTGAAGGTATTACGTTTTCTCCATTGTTAAGTGGCGGTATACTCTTGGGTAATAGGAGCAGTACGGTTATAACAAGCGATGGATTGCAATATCTTGCAGAAAACTCAATGATGCAGAAAGCATATAGAATTTTTAAGGAAGTCAGGGATTGGCTTCCACTAATCAAATAAATTAAAGCATCACAACAGCTGCTTTTTATTTTGCCCTGAGCATGGCGTAAAAAGGCTTATTTTTTATACCTTAATTTGTGGTCGCTCCACGTAAAAATATTGCGAGAGAGGAAATAAAATGGCAAATAGAATTTCAAGAGAAAAGTTAATAAAAATTGGTTTAAGTAATGAACAAATGGAAAAGATTGTTGCACTTCATGGTGCAGATATTGAAGAGTTGAAAGCCAAGTCCGATGAATTAATTAATTCAAAAACTGAGGAATTGAAAAAAGCTAATGAGTCCTTGCAGTCTCAGATTGCAGAAAGAGACAAAGATTTGAAGTCACTCAAAAAACAGGCAGGTGATAACGAAGAACTCGGTAATCAGTTAAAGGAACTTCAGGGCAAATACAAGCATGACACAGAAAACTTAACCAAGGAATTGCAACAAACCAAGCTCAATAGCGCAGTTGACAGTGCATTGGGGAAAGCAAAAGTGCGCAATACCAAGGCAGCTAAAGCTCTTTTGAATATGGACGATATACAGCTCAACGACAAGGGCGAGCTTGAAGGCTTAGACAATCAAATTAATTCATTACAAAAATCAGATGGCTATCTGTTTGACCAGGGAAGTAAAGAACCGTATCAACCGCAAGGTGGTGACGGCAATACAGACCCTGATCCAGTAGCCATCATGACTAATATTTTTAAAGGAGATAGATAAAATATGGCAACAGTTAATTACGCAGAACAATACCAGAAAGCAGTACAACAAGCATTTTATGATGGATACTTATATACTTCACCGTTATGGAATTCACCAAGTAATAGTTTGATTGATTTTGACGGTGCTAAACACATTAAGCTTCCAAGATTGACCATTGAAGAAGGTCGACGTGATAGAAAACGTAGAACGATTGAAGATATCCGAGCAAACTATACCAATGATTGGGATTCCTATGAAATTACAAATGAACGTTACTGGAGTACCTTAGTTGATCCATCAGATGTTGATGAAACTAATTACGTTACTACAATGGCGAACATTACTCGTCAATTCAATATCGATGAAAAAATGCCTGAAATGGACAAGTTTATGTTTAGTAAATTGTTCAAAGAAAAAGAGCAATTGGATAGTGGCAAGGGAATCACAACAGATACTCTTGATGAGAAAAACATTTTAACTGCTTTTGATAATATGATGCTTGATTTTGATGAAGCACGTATCCCTGCACAAAATAGATTTTTATATGTCACACCAGAAGTTAACGCTATTTTAAAGCGTGCCGAAGTAATGAATAGAGAATTGGTTCTTAAAGACCCTAATTCTGTTGAACGTAGAGTTTACAGCGTAGACTCAGTTACAATCGTAGTTATCCCATCAGATTTAATGCATACAGCATATGATTTTACTGTAGGTGCAAAAACAATTGATGATTCTAAGCAAATTGAAATGATATTGATTTATAACGGCGTTCAAATTGCACCAGAAAAATACTCTTTTGCTGGTTTTGATGACCCAAGTGCAGCTACCAACGGTAATTACCTTTACTATGAACAATCATATAACGATGTGCTTCTGTTAAAGACTAAGACAGCTGGTATTCAATTCGTTATTAAGGACAGACCAGCTCCACAAACACCAGCAACTAAAGCTGCAGTAGATGAATCTGCTGATGATGCAGACAGCGCTAAGGAAATTAAAACAACTAAGACAGCAGCTAAAAGCGGGAAGTAGCAATGAATGACGAACGTAAAAAAGAGATTAAAGATAAGGTCACCCAATTACTGGGTGATAAAGCAAACAATGATCTGATAGATTTCAGTTTAGATAGAGTTATCCAATCTGTAGCAAACTTTACCAACATTCCCGTTGATGAATTGCCACCAGAAATAGATAGCACCATTATAGCGATGTGCTTACAGCTAATTCAAACGCACGAGTGGACTAGGAAAGATGTGGTCAATTCAATCAGCGAAGGAGATGTATCGGTTAATTTTGGTTCACCAGCAGAGCTTTATGCTCAAGTGCAGAAAATTAATCCAGTTACAGACGATTTCATTAGTGATTTAATCCATTTTAGGAGACTACCACAATGATTAACGCATTTAACAAGCTAAAAGAAGTGGCACCTATGTTATGGACTGACAAAGTGACTATTAAAGCCACTAAGAAAGTGGTTAATGAGCACCATATAACCACCAGTGAACCAGTGATGGTTGTTACAGATGAACCGGCTAAGGTGATACTGAAAGGACTAAAAAACAGTGAGCAGTCTTTTTTTGGCACAGACGAGTATGATGCAACGCTATTGCTCAGAACAGGAATAGATGTACCGGCAGGTGCCACAATAACAGTGACAGATGTTAATGGCCAAACTACCAAGTATAAACGGAGTAGTAAGGGTTATTCTGGCTATGTAAGCCATCAGGAAATTGCTATGACAAGGGATGAAAAAGCATGAGCGCATTTGGAGACTTTGATAATGCTGAGTTTGAAGCGTTTGCTCAGCGTGTTAATTCGCAAGTTTCAGGTGGTCAGTTAAAAAGTGAAGTCAAAAATAGTGTGAGAAATGTCGGTGAAACGTATAAGCGTAATGCTGAAAGCAGGACACCAGTTCAATCTGGTGAGTTAAGGCGTAGCTGGCAACTCAAGGGGCCATTTTTTGCAGGTTCTGATATTACTGTTGAATTGAGAAACAGCAAAAACTATGCATCGTTCGTTGAAAATGGACATATACAGACACCAGGCAGATATGTGCCCGCAATTGGTAAGAAGCTAAAAGCAAGCTGGGTTCCTGGTCAGCATTTCTTGCAAAAGGCAACAGATGAAACCAGGGGACAGGTTCCGCAACTGCTCACCCCTGTGATGGATGACATTTTACGGAGGTTAATGGATTGACGATAATTGAAAGGATTGCTGACGAGATAGCACAGCTATTCCCCGATGCAACAATTTACACTGAAAATCAATCAGACGGATTTCAAGAACCGTCTTTTTTTATTGAGAAAATCAATACATCTTCGGCATCAGAACTGTTTGACAGGCAGTCACGTAAGTATGCCTACCAGGTAGTCTATTTCCCCAATCCAGACAATCCTAAAACGGATATTGAACGGATGGAAGACTATCTTTTAAGTGGATTATTAGAGCTAAAAGACTATGCATCACTTCGAAATAAGAGATTAATGCAGCAAGAAGATAATACGTTGATTTATCAATTCGAAGTCTGGGGAAGATTCTATCCAGACAAAAAGGACGAAATTAAATTACAAAATCAAGAAGTGAAAGGAAATATTAAATGAGTTGGAAAACACAGAACAAACGCCGTCCTGGTGCCTACATTAATGTTGTGGGTAAAGGCAATAACAATAATGGCGCAGATATTGGGCGGACATTGCTACCAGTTAGCACACAACTAAACTGGGGCGCAAAAGGCATTATCAAGCTAAATAGTGATTCAAACTTTAAGGCACTGCTTGGCCATGATATTGACGAACCAGAACTGCAAACACTCCACGAGGTGCTCAAGGGTGCCAATACAGTCCTATTGCTAAATAACAATGATGGTACTGCTGCTAAGGCAACGGAGGCTACACTACCATGGACAATGACTGCTAAGTATCCTGGTACGCTAGGCAACAACTTGCATGTAACTGTTAAAAAAAATGATAGTAAGGTGACTGTATCAACACTTTTTGGCACAAAAGTGGTTGACCAACAAGTAATTAGCGTTGATAAGCCTAATACGCTATTTGACAATGATTATGTCAGTTTTAAGTTGACTAGTGAAATGACACCGCAGCCACCATCATCAGGCAGTGATAGTGGTGATAGCAACGGTAGTGATGGTGGTAAAACTACTAGAGCAAGCAAAGCACCAGTAGTAATGGCGTCTAAGTTAGACCAGTTATCAAGTGACGTAACTGTTGATTTGACAGGTGGAACAACTACGTCAGTTAAGATTAGCGACTTACTTAACGATGTACTTGAAACAGAAGACTATGACGTAGCTACTACGGCAGGTTTTCCAGTTGATAGTCCACTACACAAGCAATTAGTTGATGAGATTAAGCATCTGCGTGAGGACAACGACATCAAAGTACGTGGTGTTATTCCATATACCGGCGACAAGGTTAATTATGAAGGTATTTCAACCGTGGCGAACGGTGTTGTGTTGGGCGATGGTACCGAATTAGATGCCACAGTAGCTGCAGGTTTCTTTGCAGGTGCTTCAAGCTCAGCTGATGCAGCTAAATCACTTACTTATGTAGAATACCCAGATGCGATTAGCGCTTATCCGAAGTTTAGCAACGACAGAACGATTGAAGCTTTAGAAAATGGTGAAATTGTCTTTACGACCAAACGCAACGAAACGGTTGTAATTGAACAGGATATTAATTCCTTAACTAAAGTCACTGCAGAAAAGCCAGTCTTCTTCAGCAAAAACCGTGTAGTTAGAACAATGGACACAGTTGTTACATATGCTAAACGAACTTTTGAAGATATGTTTATTGGAAAAATCACTAATAATGCAGCTGGACGTGATTTGTTCAAGGCAAACATAGTCAGTTATTTGCAGGGGTTGTCAAGTTCTGGTGTAATCACTGACTTTAAGGAAGATGACATTTTTGTAGAAACAGGTAATGACCGCGACTCAATCGTTGTTAACTTAGCAATTACTCCATTAGATTCGATGGAAAAATTATATATGACAATGGTCGTTCAATAATAGGAGGTAAAGTAAATGGCAGATGAAACAGTAAGCACAGTTGGCAGTTTTTTAAATGGTCGAGACACCATTTCGACTAAAGACGCCAAAGTATATGTCACGATTGAAGGCAAAGTTATTCCGCTCATTGAATGTAAAAAATTTAGTGCAAAGTTGGAAAAGAACAAAGAGGATGTTCAGACATTGGGTAGTCGTTGGAAGCATAAGAAAGTAACTTCGGTAGAAGGTACTGGAACACTTGGAGGTTACCTAATTAGTTCAAATTGGACTAAATACGCCCTGCCTTATATTAATGGTGGTAAAGATTTATACTTTGAAATCACGCTAACAATCAACGATCCAACTAGCCGTGCAGGAACACAAACACTACATTTTGGCGAGGTAAATTTAGATGACATACCATTTGCAGATTTTGAAGCAGATGATGGAGTAATGGATTGGGAATCAGACTTTACTTTTGAACAGGTAAACCTAGTAACACCATTTGATGGATTTAAAATTTAACACAGGAGATAAAATAACATGGCATATAATGTTGAAGACTTTTTAGCAGAAAACGTAAAGAGCAAGGTTGAGACTAAGGATGTAAAATTCAATGGCTTTAAATCGCCGTTCGTTATTAAAGCACTAACTGCGGATGAGTTTAGTGACTTACAAAAACAAGCCACTACAAGTTACATCAATAAGAAAACGCACCAACGGGTGCAAGAGTCAGATCAAAATAAACTAGTAGATCTAATGATGTCAAAAGCAGTTATTCAGCCAGATTTAAATGATGAGAAACTGCAAAAATCTTGGGGATGTATTGCCGACCCAGCTGGTGTTTTGAAAAAAATGTTAAATGCTGGTCAATATACTGAATTAGGTAATGCTATCCAAGAGCTATCAGGATTTGATATTGATAGCATTGATAATTATGTAGAACAAGCAAAAAACTAATTGAAGAGTCTTATGGTGACTTCAGCATTTATTACTATTGTCTTAATGAATACCATTGGACTCCAAGAGAGTATGCTAATTTAACAATTAAGGAAAAGGCACTAGTAATAGCTTCAATTCAAATTCGTCAAAACGAAGAAAAGAAGCAAGAACGTGAAGCTAAACGTAAAGCTAGGTCTAAACATATATAGAAAGGAGGTAACACGTGGCAACAGTTAGTGGGACACTACGCATTAATGATGCATTCAGCAACATGCTTAGCCGCTTTAACGCTGGTGTGACTCGTGCATCAGAAATGACAGGACGTCTTAAAGCGGCAATGTCTGGTGGGTCTAGCAGCATTAACTCACTTAACAAAGGGCTGGGTTCCGCTCATGTGGGCATGAAAGAGTTGATTGCAGGTTCAGCCATTGGTGGGATGATTAGTTCCGCAATGGGTGTTGCTGGCACAGGTGTCCGTGCTTTTGTGGGCGAATTAAACGAGTCTACTAAGGCATGGTCAACATTCGAAGGTAATATGCATCAAATTGGCAAAAGTCCAGCTGCTATTGCTAGTGCAAAAAAATCACTACAGCAATTCGCTCAGGACACCATTTACTCATCCTCAGATATGGCTCAAACATATAGCCAATTGGCTGCTGTTGGTACCAAAAATACCACAAAATTAGTTAAGGGTTTTGGTGGATTAGCAGCAGCAGCGACTGACCCACAACAAGCCATGAAAACCTTGTCGGAGCAGGCTACGCAGATGGCTGCTAAGCCCATGGTGCAATGGCAAGATTTCAAATTAATGCTTGAACAAACACCAGCAGGTATGGCTGCAGTCGGCAAGACCATGGGTATGAATACTAAGCAATTAGTTAAAGCAGTACAAGATGGCAAAATCAAGACTGAGGACTTCTTATCAGCCATTGCTAAAACTGGTACTAATGCCAATTTTAGCAAAATGGCAACGCAATATAAGACTATCGGTCAAGCAATGGATGGGCTTAAAGAAACTATTGCTAACAAAGTTCAACCCCAGTTCAAGAAGTTGAGCGACATTGGAATAAAAGCTATTAGCGGAATTACTGACAAACTAGGTAATGTCAACTTTAAACCATTCTCTGACAGATTATTGAACACAGTTAATTACGTCAAGCCTATTTTGGACAAAGTAAAACTAGGTATTCAGGACGTTGTAGACGGCTTTAATTCTACGGGTACAGGTACTGAAATCAGTCAAATGTTTCAGCAAATCGCAGATTCAGCAAGTAATTTAACCGATACATTTAGCGGGAGTGGTATCTATTCATCGATTGGCACGACTATAGGCAATATTGCTGGAGGACTAGCAAAATTTATTGGAACACTGGCAAGTGTTACAGGTAAGCTTGATCCAGGCGCTTTGAAAGCTCTAGGAGCTGCATTATTAGTTCTAAAAGCAGGAACTAAAGGTCTGGTATTAACAGCAGTTGTTGTTGGGCTTAAGGCATTAAATAAGTTAAATCCAAGTCAATTACAATCGCTTGCAAAAGCAGTGACAGCTTTAGCGATTGCCTTTGCTGCATTCAAGGTTCTGAAAGGCATTAAAGATGTTTTCAGTAGCCTAAAAGGACTAGGTGCTCTGGGTAAAATATTTAAACGTACACCTAAAACTCCTAATTTGCCGGCATTGCCTGAAGCTCCAAAATCGGGTGGCAACGCTGCCTCAACATTTGCAACAATGGGAAGTGCAATGCTTAAACTAGGTGCAGCGGCTCTTACAGCTGGTGCCGGTTTTGCTTTACTTGAATACGGCATTAAAACCATTGCACAGGGTGGTTCAACAGCAATAGGTGTCTTAATAGGTGTAGGCGTAGCAATTATCGTGATATTAGTGGCAATTGCTGCACTTTCAAAGCCATTAGATGTTGCAGCGGTTGGACTTTTTGCAATCGGTGTTGCAGCGCTTTTGGCTCGTGTCGGAATATTGGCAGCAACCTTTGGCATGTCGTTATTAGCTAAAGAGTTGCCAACAATAGCACAATATGGGCTCCAAGCAGCATTTAATATCTTGGTATTGTCAGCAGCAATGGCTGTCTTTGCTTTGGGTGCAATAATTGCTACAGTTGGTTTGATTGCATTGGCAGTTGGCCTAGTAGTATTAGCGGTTGGCATGGGAGTCGCAGCAATCGGTGGACTGCTATTTGCAGCTGCATTAATTGCTATTGCTATCGGTGCAACAATCGCCACGGTGGGCGTTGCACTGTTAGCTGTAGGTGTAATGATTTTGGCCGCGTCATCCATAGTTGCAGCAATAGGCTTGATTATGATGGCTGTCGGTATAACTTTAATTGCAGCAGTTGGAATAATAGCCGCACTGGGCTTAATGCTCTTTGCAGTTGCATTAATGATAGCAGCTCCATTGATGATGATTGCCGCAGTTGGTGCATTACTATTAGGTGTAGCTGCAATTATCCTAGGCGCAGGATTATTGGTAGTTGGTGCTGCTTTGTTAGTTGTTGCAGGTGGTTTGATAGCTGTAGGTGTAGCTGTGATGGTACTGGTAACCATGTTTATCATGGCGGGAACCATGATGGTTACAGCTATCACTAGTGCAATGAGTAATGTTGTAAGTAGCGTTAGAAATGGTGTCTCAAATGCAGTCAATGCTGCTAGAAGCTTTGCAGGGGCTTTAGTAAGTGTAGGACGTGACCTAATTCAAGGATTAGTCAATGGTATCAAATCTATGGTTGGCGCAGCAGTTAATGCTGTGTCAAGTGTAGCAAGCAGAGTTGTAGGCGCAGCTAAGAGCATACTGCATATTGGCTCACTATCTAAACTATTTAACCAATACGGTCGCTGGATTGACCAGGGGCTAGCAATTGGATTGGCCCATGATGCTGATTTGGCAAGTAATGCTTCTGCCGAAATGGCAGCGGGAGTTGTAGCAGCAGCTTCAGATATGACGCCAACACTTAACCCTTTATCAATTGGCAAAACTAATGTAGGTGACTTGCTTGCAAATGGTTTTGATAGAGCAGCAACAGCTGTAAATAGCGTTGCCAATGCGCTAAGTGGATTGGATGGCACTACAGCAGGAATTGGTATTAATGAACAAGATCAATTTGATGCTTCAATCAGTAGCAATGACGCTAATGGTTCGAATTTAATTGGAACTAAATTCGGCGGTAGCAGCGCAAATAATGACAATCGGAGTTCAACTGTCACAATTGAAAGTGGCGCTATCCAGATTAACAGCACAGGCAATACTGACTATGATGCTGATATGCTTTTAGAAGCAATTGAAAACAGAATAATGTCTCAAAGCGAGAAAGCTCTGAGTTAAAAGATAGAAGGTGATATTAATGGATGGTTTTGGTATTTTCTTGACAGATTATAAGACGAGTAAAACTATCCAGTTGCCGGTTAACCCGGCTGAATTAAAGCTCAAATACGAAGGAGACAACTCTAGTCAGTCAGTTGTTAATTTGGGTGAGATTAATCGGCTGGGCAACTTAAAGTTGGTTGGTACAACAATAGAAAGCACACTTCCATGTGATACAACAACATATTTGGCAGATGATAATTTGCAAGAGCCACAATTCTATATCGACTACATTGAGAAAGTTCAAAAAGCAAAGGGTCATATGCAGTTTGTAGTTGCTAATACAAAAATCAGCATGCCAATGACGGTTGAGAGTTTCGAATATGGTTTTGCTGATGGATATGACGAAGAGTATGTCTACACATTGGATTTAAAGCAATATCGAGAGTTTTCAGCTGTTAAAGTTTCTAAATCAAAAAAGAAAAAGAAGAAGAAATCTAAAAAAGGTAAAAAGCGGATTTCTCCACCCAAGAAATTTGGAGTTGGTTCAAATGTTGTGGTTAACGGCAGATTGTATATGGATTCTAACGGAAATGGACCAGGTGCTTACGAAAAAAACGCTAAGCGTAAAGTAATCAACATTGCAACGGGACACAAATATCCTATCCGTGTTGGCGTTAACGGTGCTGCACGTGGTTGGGTTAAGAAATCGGATGTGAAGAAAGCATGAAAGCTACTACTTTTGAATTAGTTCGCCGAAGTAATATGTATCGTAAATCTAAGAAAAACGGTAAGGGAACCACTTATGATTTGCGAGAAGTTGTGACAAACATTAAATGGACAACTGATTTAAATTTTAGCGCTGGTGAATTATCTTTTGACTTAATCCAAAATGCTCATCCGATTATCCCTTACACTGGAGACATCATTAAGTTCAAGTGGGATAAGCACAAAATCTTTTATGGTTATGTATTTAAATACGAAGTAAAAGAAGACAATACGGTTAGCGTGACCTGTTACGACAAGGAACGCTACTTAAAGAACCAAGACTCAATAGTCTGGCAGTCTGGTACCATTGCTGACCGTTTTAACAATGTCTGCAAACGTGCTGGTATTAAGCATAAAGTGGTTAATAAACCTAAGCACAAAGTATCTGCTGAAGTCTGCGACGGTAAAACTTACTTTGACATGCTCAAGAGTGCTATTACTAAGACAAAAACAGCAACAAAGCACATGTATTATGTGTATTGTAATTACGATACTGTAGAGCTTCGTAGGGCACCGTATAAGAAACTGAAAATCATAATTGGTAGTAAGTCCGCAATGACGGGCTTTTCTTATGCCGTTGACATTAACAACACGGCAAATGTGGTTAAAGTTATTCAGAAAGACACAAAAAAATCCAAGTCAAAATCAGCCACTGCTAAGCAAGACGACCCTAAACGTACCAGTTTTAAATCAACTAGTGCAAAAGGGAAGTCCACTGAACAATGGGGCAAATTGCAGGTTACAGTAAACAAGAAAAACAAAGCTAATCATGCCCAAATGGTTAAGCAAGCTAAGGATGAGCTACGTAAGCGCAATAGAGCTAATAAGACATTGACCATTGACTGTATTGGCAATGTTGACCTTGTTGCAGGTAATGCCGTTACTATTAAAATTAACGATATTAATAAGACGTTGAAGAATTGTCCAATATTAAAGGCAGAACATAATTTTGGTACAGATTATAGTTGTCATCTAACAATGAAAGTAGGTGCAGAATGGCTGGAGAACTAATAATTGAAATGCTAAAAAACCGCGGTGGCAAAGATAGTGATTATGCTGACGTTGTTTATGGCGAAGTAATCAGTGCCAAGCAATTAAAAGTGCAACTATCTAATAATATGGTTATTGATGATAATTTTATCGTTGTTGGTCGAAATATTGGAAAGTACAAGGTAACTGGTAAAGGCGAAGTCAATGGCCAGAAGATTAGTTTTAAAGGGCTAGAAATTGACAACAGTTTAAAAAAGAACGACAAGGTGACCATGATACGCATGGACGGTGGCCAGCAATTTTATTTATTTGAACGAGAGGAGGGATAAAGATGGACGACGACAGTAATATCATCGTTACTGAAGATGATGATAACGATGCCGAACTAGAAGACAATGATGTTGATACCGAAGAAGATGACGATGAAGTCCTGGAAGATGAGCCAACTTTAACGTTTAAGGTTGAAAATGGTCGTATTAGGGGCAAGGTTGACGAACAAGCAGCTATGGTTCAAGCAATTGACAAAATACTGCAAACTGAACGTTTAGTCTATCCGATTTACTCTGAACAGTATGGCAATGACTTTAATGACCTAATTGGGAAAAATATGGGTTATGCCAAAGTTGAAGTTGACCGAATGCTGAAAGAGGCATTATTAGCTGACGACCGTATTACTGATGTTCAAATTGATGAAATAGAACAGATTAGCCGTGATACTTTGCAAGTTAAAGGTACATGTTTCACTGTTTTTGGGAAAATCAATATAGATAGTGAGGTGAGCGTTGATGAATCCTGATGAATTAGCTACTAATTATGTGGCGCAAGATTTTGAATATTGGCTTAATCTGATGCTAGATAATGTACCAGATGATATTGATCAACGAGAGGGCTCGATTATATATGATGCAGTTGCTCCAGCAGCTATGGTAATGGCGCAACAGTCACTGTCGTTAGCAAATATTGTCAAGCAAACTTATATCAAGACAGCTCAAGTCCAATTTCTTGACTACAGAGCAGCTGAACACGGCACAGCCAGATATGCAGCAACCCAAACGGAAGTTAAGGTTAAATTCTTAGATTCAGACGGTAATCCAATTAATAACGTACAGATGGGCGACCAATTCGCAAGCATTGGTGAAACGCCTATTTTTTATACCGTGAAAAAAATCAATGATGATTTAACAGGCGAATTAACTGCCGATGATCCAGGGACTGCAGCAAACTCATATATCGGGCAAATACTGCCGGTAACCAGTAACGACAGCCTATCATGGGCTGAAATCACTGAAATAGTGGCTCCTGCTCGTGATGAAGAAACAGATGACCACTTGCGTGACCGTTGTTAAGAGCAGATGACTGGATTGCCTACGGTGGTAATATTACTGATTACTTAGCTATGCTTGCAAAAATAAGCGAAGTTGGCGCTGAACAGGTTTATCCAGTCTGGAATGGTGCGGGCACTGTTAAGCTTGTTATTGTTGACAATAATCTAATGCCTGCTAGTGCCGACTTAGTTAAAAAGGTTAAAAACATAATTGATCCTACTGACAATGAAAGTCAAGGTTATGGTCTAGCGCCAATCGACCATCAAGTAACTGTAGTTGCACCAACACCATTGACAGTTAGCATAGCAGCAACAGTCAACATTGATGGCACGCATGGGGCAGACATAGTTAAAGCTAAGATTAAGACCGCCATCGAAGAGTATTTCAAGTTGCTAAGACAGAGTTGGAACAACATTGATGCAAAAACTGGGCGAGGATATTCTCAGACTATTTATCGCTCCAAAATCCTATCTCAAATAATGATGGTTGATGGAGTAATCAATGCGTCTGTACCAACTTTGAATGGTGCCGACCAAGACATTACGCTTGTGTTTAACAATCAAACATCACAGCTGCCAGTTCTAGGGGAGGTAAAGTTAGATGGTTAATAATTTAATGGACTATCTGCCCGAATATTACAGTGATGTTTACGAGATGCAGGCAATCATGCATGCACAAGGAGAAGTGCTTGATAAAGCTGAAAGTGAACAGTTTCGACTGCTTTTAAATCAGTTCGTCACACAAACAGATGCAAAAGGAATTTCCGTTTTCGAAGATCAAGTAGGAATTAAGCCTGCTCCAAATGATGATTTGGAGACAAGGCAAAACAAGGTACTAATGCGTTTATTGCCACCAAGACCAATTACTATTGGCTACTTGCGTGACTTATTTGCAACTTTGAAGATACCTGCGACAATCACAGTTATTCAGAGGGATACAATAGTAGAAGCTAATAGTGCCGAAATTGATAGTAGCCAAATTGAAAACATTAAGTATCTACTTAACATCTATCTGCCAGCGAATATGATCTACGAGATTAGAGTGGCATTGAACAAAGCAAAAATATCAAGCGACATAAAAATTGGCATTGTCATGTGGTCTAAAGCAACAACTACAGCGCAAGCCAATGTATCTCAATTTGTTAATTAGAAAGGAGAGGCAATTTGTCAAAATATAATAAGACGATATTAACCAATGCAGGGCTTGATTTAGCTGCTAGAGCCAGTTCTGGAAAAGCAAAGTTCACAATTACACGAGCTGCAACTTCAACCGAAAAGTTAGCAGATAAGAGTATTAGTGAGCTGCAAAAACTTACCACACTGCCTAGCCTGATGCAATATGGCGAGATTAACAATGTAGCTGATTCTGCCCAAGATAAAAATATTGTCATTGGTACAGAGTTGATTTTTAACAATAAAGATTTGACCACGAGTTACAATGTCAACACTATTGGGCTTTTTGCTAAAGAAGATGGCAGCGACAAAGAGATTCTTTACGCATTAACTACTGCAGTTGAGCCTGAAACGATGCCTGATTTCAAAGATAAGGTATTGTTCAAATTCAACATGACAATGTTTGTGGTAGTTGGCCAAACTGATAACGTATCAGTTAATGTTACAGATAATGGTGTAGTTACACAGCAACAGTTGTCCGATATTGTTGCTAAGTTATCGACTAAAGACGATTTAGCAAAAGTTCGTAAGGATAGCAATGATTTAGCGGTGCTTACAAATCCCGATAGCATAGTATCCAATCAGACAATCAACTTAGATACCTTTACCACAAAAGGTATAACTAAGTTTCAAAATGCACAGTTGTCGTCAGCTGGTTACATGCAGGCTTTTGACCAGTCAACCACTGGGTTAAATGGCTGGATTTTTAACATATATAGCAATGACGCTGCTAGCTATATCCAGATTGTGCATATTACTAATACTACGTATAACCAAGGTGCTATGTACTTTTTAAGGACCAAGGCTAATGGAACGAGTACAGAGGATTTCGCTCGATTGTCGACTGTAAAAGATCACGCTCAATTCTTTCCCTTAACGCAAAGGGACGCTAAAGAGGTTATTGCAAGGGACGAAAACAAGAGCTTTAATCCAGACAATGTAGTGGGGTCAGGTGTCCACAGAATATCTAGCACTAAAATTATTGCTAAGTATGATGTTACTGATCCTAAAGACCCCAACAGTGGTTATAGCTTTTCAGGTTATTATTGGGGTTGGTTATTCAACTTTAATTTTGACGACACGCCGGATAGCAATGCAGTCTATCAACTGTTATTGGTAAACAGTGGTATGTATTATCGTGAAATTTCAGTAAAAACAGGTGATTTTCCAGCTTTCAATAGTTTCAGTTTTGCCAAAGACATTGCCAAGCTTCAAACAGCGATTGCTAATGCCGGTTCGATTAAAACTATTGGTGACAAGAAGCCTGATGATAAAGGTAACATTAATTTGTCTTCATTCGAGAATCCCGACTTCGTTTACAAATACAAAGACACGCTTGACGTTGATAAAGCCACTACACCAGGTATCTATTCGTTGATGGATACTACATTGACATGCTCAATTAACACTAATGCGCTAAGTGCAGTTCCAAGAAACACAGACGGTACAACATATACAGGATATTTGGTTGTCTATAAGCACGATGCTGCCAACATTACGCAAGAGTTACGGATCTATACAGGACGGACAGTTCCAGATTTTACTATTAGTACAAGAGGCATCTATGGCAATGGTAAATATCGTCCTAACTTTCAACGATTAGCAGCTACACCTGATTTGCAAAACTTGCAAAGCCAGATAACTACTAATTATCAAAACACAATGAAAACATGGGTAGGAACCTTAGAGCAGTATCAGTCAATGGCAACTCATGAACCTATGACGGTCTACTATATAATCAGTGATTACGAGGTGGTTGTTAAGTGACACAATTAAACAATATTTTTATAGGTAAAAAAGTCGTTAAGCAGGCCTTTTTAAATGATGCAGTAATATATCAAAGCAAGGGCTGGGAGCCAACTCCTAGTACAATGCAACAGGTTTTTACAAAAAGTTATACGGAAATTCCTGATCCGGGTAGCACGGTTAGTGTAAAAGTGGACTCTAAAGGTAATATTGTTATTGCAGGAACAAGGGTAGTCTATAAAACCGATTCAGATGGGAAACTGTTGTGGCAAAAAACAATATTTACTAGTAACTCTAATTTTCGGATTACTTCAATGATTGTAGCTAAAAATGACAATATTTTTTACAGTGCATCTGATACTTCTTTCGCGCAAATTGATTCAAATAGTGGAGAAATCGTTAAAAAAGTAGATTTAAGTAGTAAGTATAATATTAAAAGTATATCAGTAATGTCAGCTGATAATAATCAAATATATGCTATGGCTGGTCCACCCATTAACTTCTTAGATATAGACTTTAATGGAAATATTGTTAGAGTTACTCCTTGGAATAGTACTGATAATAATTTAACCCTAAGGTCAATGGCTACAGGAGATTCCAAATATAATTATGTTGTGATGTATGACGCAGGATATACAAATAACGCTTACGCATTTAAATTAGATAAAAGCAATCCAAACAGCTATGTGAATATAGTTTATAACAAAAGTGCGTCGTCTTCGTCTGAAATTGCTGTTGATTCACTAGGCAATGTTTATATAACTTACACTGGCGGGCTGTACAAATATCTATCAGAGTCTGGTTCGGGCCCCGTTTGGGGAGTTGAATCGCCATTTTCAAATCATGGTGGATATTTTGAACAGTTGGCAGTTGATCAGCAGGATAATGTTTATGCTTTCGACCGATACAATATATAAATACAGTTCTGATGGCACATTTCTTTGGAAAAGCAGCGTAAACCCTGGTGTTTCGGAAATGGTGTGCGATAAAAACAACCTTATCACATCAGGTGGTAATTTGACTAAATTTTTAAGTCTAGTAAAGAAATCGTAATAGAAAAGAGGTACAAAATGGGAAATGAAGTAATTAACAGCCAAAACAGTAGTGGTACTAACCAAGTAACTGATAATGATGAAAAGGGCTTTGTACAAGTCTACAAATCAACTGATGAAGTACCGTGCGAGGTATGGTTTGCGCCTAAAGATGCGCAGATTAACAGACCTTTTACACAAATACCACCAGATCCAAGCTTAAAAAATCCAAAGTTCGATTTTATTAATTTTAAATGGATTGATTTAAATGGAGCAACACAGGCTCAAAAGCTGGGTGAAATATCGGATAAAGTAAAGATTTTGCAGCAAAAGCTTGATAATGGTACAGCATCCAAGGAGGACATTGACAGCATTAATGAGCAACTTGGTACATTAACTGATTTAGTTTCGGCAGTGGCTGGTGTTGAAACCGGGGAAGAGGGTATCAGCAATGAACAAGGCTAAGATTTTCGAAAAACTGTACAGCTACCTATATACTGTTGGTACTTACGACAAAGCGAAAGTTGCTAGTTTTGTTGGAAAGACAATTGATGCCGCTGCTTACAAAAGGATTACAGGTGATGAATATGTCAAAACGACTGAAGCAGCTAACTAAAAATGCTGACAACAACTTCAACCAAATGCTAATAGGGGTGCTAATCATATTGATTGGCATTTTTTGGTGGGCTGATAAGAATTACTTTTTCTGGCCACCGCAACTTCGTCCACTAATGAACAGCGAATGGTCGGATATCATCTTTATCATTTTAGGCATATGTTTGCTATTTACTGCTTTAACTGGCAATCGTAGCAGGCGGTTTCAAAGCATCTTGCTGATAGTCGCAAGTGCAGCTGTGGCCATGCTGCTGGTTGAGCAGGTTTGGCATGTGTTATTTGCACATAAAATTGAAATGATAATGGCTGTAATCTTAGACGCAGGATTATTAGTAATGCTTATCAGGTGCGCATACGAGAATTAAGGGGGCGATCACTTGCACAGTTCAAATGAGTGGATACAAGTGTTCGCTGGCGCAATTAGTACGTTAATAGCTGTTGTTGCGGTGTCTCACAAGACCAACAGGGCAGACTATGATGCAATAATCAATGAACATAAATCTGAAAGAGATGAACTCAAAAAAAGCTATTATGAAGAGCGAGAATTGAGAATTAAAGCTGAAACCGAAGCTTTGGAATATAAAACAAAATGCAAAATTCTATCTAAAGAGCTAAAACAAAAAAATGAGCACTAAGACAATGTCTGAGTGCTTTTTTATTGAAAGGAATATAAAATGAACCAATTAACTAGTATTTTTAACAGCGTATTACCATACGTAACAGTAATTGCAATTATCTTTGTAGCAGTATATCCGACTATTAAGCAGCGTAATCCAAGTATTGCCGAAAAAACGGAATGGCTCTATAAGTTAGCACAGTCACTTGTCATTAATCAAAATACAAATGATGCTCCTGGTAAAGAAAAGAAAGCAGAAGCAACTAAGCAATTACTTGATCAAGCAAAAGCATCTAAGACCAAACTGACTAAGAGCGCAGCAGAAGCAATGATTGAAGACGCCTACAATAGTAATGTTAATGGCCAAAAAGATAGCAGCCAAATTTCCGACCTGCAAGGTTTCGCGGAAGAAGATGATGAAGCAGACCAGGTAACTAATAACATGGCTAATGAACCAGATGATGCAGAAGAAAACGGAGCTGATAACGATGACACAGTTGCCTAGTAGAAGCTACTTAACTGACATTTCGGAATTTCAGGGTGATAACGCGGCATATCCGTATTCAAGAGGTACGATTGTTAAGCTAATGCAGTATAACTACCCTAGCTATAACTATGCTCGAGCTAGGGCACAGATTGCATCAAGTAAAGCTCATGGTCTAATGACGATGGGCTATTTTTATGCGACTTTTTCTAACAACGCTGCTCAAGCTAAAACTGAAGCAGAGTTTGCTTGCAAGAAAGCAGATGAACTAGGTTTGTCTAAAGGTACCTATTTAGCAGTTGACTGGGAAAATGGTAGTGGCAATAACATTTATTGCGGTGTATCAAGTAGCACGTCTGCTGTTTTAGCTGCAATGGCCGTGATTAAAGCACATGGCTATCAACCACTGTTTTACTCAGGTGCTTCAGCAATGCACAACAACATTGATACCAAGAGTATTGTTAAGGATTATGGTAATTGTCTATGGGTTGCTAGTTATTCAACTATGGAAGCAGTCAACACTGCTAACATGGCTTACTTCCCGTCAATTGATGGTGTAGCCATTTGGCAATTTACTGACAACTATCGTGGATTACACGTTGACGGTAATATTTCTGTTTTGCCATTAAAGACTGGTAGTTCGGCAACTAAATCAAAAAAGAAAGGTAGTGGTGACATGAGCTTACACCCAGTGGCCAAGTATGATGTTGAGCGTGTTTTTGTAGTAACAAATAAAAAGGGATGTGGGCTATACGATAGTGCAAATCTAAGCAATAAAATCAGAACGTTAAAAACTGGCAGTATGTTCAAAGTGCTAGACGAAAAAAACGGTGCTCTTAAGCTTGGTAAAAACCAGTATGTAGACGGTCGTGCAGGCTACACAAAGTCAAATCCGATTGCCACACGAGACAATGTTGGTGGCCGAGTTAAGATTGTGCTGCCACACACGCATGCATTATATGGTGCCAAGGCAGATGCCAAAAAGGCATACGAGCTAACGACTAATAAAATCTATCGAATCGTAGGACGAAAGGGGAGATTTTTGCAGCTAAAGGATAAATATAAAGGCAAGACAGTATATGTAACAGGTAACAGAGCATACGTAGTGCTCTAATTTTAAGTAAACAATATTATTAACGATCTTTTTTCTATAAAAATAGCCACTCTAGATTAATTTCTGGAGTGGCTTATTTTTGTGCAAAAAAGACAGAATATTTTTAATAATTAGTTGACATTACACTTACGTAAGTGTATTATATAATATGTAAGGAGGTGAGAGAAATGAAGAAAAGAAAGCACAAAAAAAGTTCTAAAGCGTCAACTTTAGAACTTATAGGAGCAGGTGCATCAATTATATCAGCAATCATAGCACTGCTCGAATACTTAGGCATTAAACCTTAG